AATTGGACAAACGAATCCAACCAATCATTGATTCATATTTGACGACCCAATTGATTCAAACAACGTAAACCAACCACATGGAATTCGATGACAACGTCATTGCCATAATTCGAAAACAGGACCGCACCGTTTCGAGCGCAAATCAAACGTTTTTCGATTCATTGCCGGCCACCGAACAACGAGTGTTCGCGGCGTTGTCCAAACACGTTCAAAAGTTTTCAAGCGATGGCGAACGATTTGTTTTTGATGACGGGAACGTTTTGTTGACCAACCAGGTTGAACGAATCATTTTGGATGCAATACAGGGTTCAACATATCCAAAGGACGTGAACGGGTTTTTGCGGAATTTTGAAACGTTGAAACAATTCAATTTTGACATCCATCGCGACGTAAATGATTTGTCGCCGGATAAATTGGGCGAATTGATTAATCCAATCCAACGGGCGACGGTTGAACAAACTTTGCAGTCTTTGACCGGTTCGGGTGTTTCATCCAATTTCATTGAACCCGTTCGAACGGGAATATTTCAAAACATCGTCGCCGGTTCCACAAAAGCGGATTTGGAAGCGTATTTGCGCCGGTTCATTTTAGGAACACCGGATGTTGATGGAACGTTGTCGCGTTATGTCAAACAAGTGAGCCGCGACGCCTTGAATCAATTCGATGGCCAGGTGAACGCGAAGATTGCGAACGAATTCGGATTGGACGCGTACCGATACGTCGGTTCGTTGATTGAAGATTCAAGGCCGCAATGTCGGCGTTGGGTTGCCATGGGGGTGATTCAAACAAAGGATTTGCCGGCGGAAATTGCCTGGATGAATGCGAACGGAACCGGAGCCATTCCGGCGACATCGCCCGAAACGTTTTCCATTTACCGGGGCGGATACAATTGCCGCCATTCGGCCATTCCATTCAAGTTGACCAAATCACAACGGGAAAAATTGAACATGCCCGAAGAACAACAAAAGATTGAAAAAAAGGCCACCGAAGCAAACCCCAATTTAGAGGCGCCACCGGCCGCGTCCGATTTCAAAGATTTCTACAATTACAAATCGGATTTGACGCCGGAATCATTGCGCGACAACCCATTGATTCCACAACAATTGTTTGATTTGTCAGACAATGGAAAAATCAATCGCGTTGACAAACTCAAAGACGGCGCACATTATGACCCGGCAACAAAAGAAATCAATGTTGGAACCGGACCACGATATAAACCGGCCGACGCGTTCGCGCGTGTTGTTGTTCATGAATACGGTCATCGCGCACATCTAACCAAACGTTGGTTTGGATTTGGAGTTCAATACAATAATGAAAAACATGAACAGGCGTTTGCCAAATCGGAAAAAATATTTAAAAATTTATATGGCGACCGGGCCAAAATAAGTTGGCAGAAAGTCAACGAAAAATATTTTGATGTTTTTAAAGATACATACACAAAACAACAAGTTGAAGAATTTGTTTCCCAATACGCGGACACAATCATGTCAGTTTCAAAGGCTAAATTTGGATGGGGACATGACGTCAAATACATGACCGAGGGACGGGGACAAATGCGACGAATGGAATGGTTCGCGCATGCGTCCGAAAATTATTGGTTGGGAAATCCGGTTTTCAAAATGGAATTTCCCGAATTGCATGACCAAATGATTGAATACTACCGTGAACTCGTTATCAAACCAAATTTCCCAAAAGAACAATTGAATTTCTAATTTATGGCCCAACTTTTTGACCTTTTGAACGATTACAACATCAAATTTCCAAACGCGGAATCACCATTGGGTTTGATGATTCCGTTTGGACAAAACCAAACCATTGAATGGATTCAACAAAGCATTCAAGCCGGTGAACCATTGGAGTTTGAAAACATTGAAGCCGGCGAAGGATTGTTGTTGGATGGAATGATTGTCCGAATTGGTGATGAAATTGTTTCTTAGTATATTTGACCAAACATTCAGACATGAACAAAATTCGCATTCAGAACGTCAAAACCGGGAAAATTTCCGAAGTGACACAATTCGCATGGAACACGCTCAAGAAAGGCGGCAAATCGAAGTTTTACGAAATATTGAACAAACCGTCGGAGCCGGTAAAATTCAGCGCCCCAACAATGACCAAACCGGTGATTGAAGAACCAAAGATTGCCGAACCGGAAATTGAGGACAACGACCAGGACGACGCCATTGACGAAATCCAATCGAATGGTGTTGAATCTAAACCCGTGAAAAAAGGCCGCAAACCCAAAAATTGAAATATATGACCAACATTGAAAAGTTTTTGAAGAAAATTGGCGTTCCATCCGACGCAATTACAAAGTTGAACGCCGAAACCGATGACGTGAATATTGACGAAATCGCCGGTGAATTCCAAAACATCCAACGCGACGTTTTGAAAAACAACCCGGATTTTGTTTCATCCATTCGCGGCGAAGTAAAGGGGACCGAACTTTCGAAGATTGAACAAAAAATCAAAAAGACATTTGGTTTGTCGGCCGAAGATGTAAAGGACAAAAAATTCGACGACATCATTTCGGTTGCGTTTGACAAGATGAACAAAACCGCCGGGGCCGGAGCCGAAGAATTGCAAAGGCGATTGATTGAGTTGACCAACGAAAACAAACACCTGGTTGATGAAATCATTCCGCAAAAGGAAAACGAGGCAAAACAGGCCATCAAAACATTCAAACGCGAATCGTTCATCCAATCCGCCATTGCCAAACGTTCGTTGATTGTATCGCCGGAGGTTGTCAAACCGGCCGTCCAAACTTATTTGGAATCCAATTTCAATGTAGATGTGGACGACAACGGCGAATTGATTGTCAAAACCAAAAACAATTTGAATCCGTTAAACAACGACGGGACTAAAATTGTTACCTTTGACGAAATATTGGACGGACATTTGTCGTCATTGGGTGTGATTAAACAATCCAATGGCAATCCAACACCGCCCAAACCAGGAAATGGAACGCCGCCGCCGCCACCAACGGCCGGAGCCGAAGCGCCAAAATATCAATTGGCCGGAATGGCAAAGGCCCAAGCGAACGCCGCATCATTGCAGACAATGAAGGTATTCGGAAACGAATCCAAATAAACCGGGCCGTCGGGCCGTAAACGAATCACCGGGTTGATGGCGAACCGTAAACGCCGACCGGGGAACCGACCCAAATTCGGAATGATTGCCATCATGGCGAACATTGCGCGTTTGGGTTTTGTGTTATACAACCCCACAAAATCAAACAAAAAAAAACCTTTTTAAAAATTTAAAAAAATGGCATTTACACAGGGACTTTGTCAAAAATTGCAAACAGATTTGAATCTGGTTGCCGGAATGAACGCACCGGCGTTGAAACGCGACCGCGTTGGGTATTTGGACGCCCTAATGTCCGAAGAAAACCGAATGGGTTTTGAAGCGATTCCAATTCCAACAAACGGAAAAAATCGTTCGGTCCAAGTTAACTACATCCAACGCGGAACGGCGGATTCGGTGAATCTAACATGTACGGCGTCATGTGACACCGACCAGGAAATTTCACCATTGGAGGCGATTGTTTCAATCACCGAATGTATCGAAACAAAAGGAATGTTGTTTAGCGAAGACCAAATGAGAAAACTTTGCGAAGCAGATTCAGTTTATGTTTCAAACGTTATCATGGCGCAAATGAACGCCATCAACACGGCTTTGAACAACCAATTGTTGGCGGAACAATCAACCAATTTTGGAAAATTCGCGGATGGAACAACCCAAAAGGACATTCAATTGTTTGAAGCTACATCAAACGCACCGCGCGGAATCGCGGCGGCCCAAATCCGTCACGAATACGATTTGACCGGAGCATCCGGAGCGCCAATGATTATTGGCGGCGGAAACTTTGATTTGTACGCAAAGACACAACAAATCGCGTGTTGTAATTCATCAACGGGCATGGATTTGAGCCGTTGGACTGATTATCGTTATTACAATGACCGTTTCGTTGACACCGTGATTGGAGCGAACGAATTCATCGTTTTGGCGCCGGGCGCCGTTCAACTTTTGACGTGGAACAAATACGTTGGTGATTACGCGAAGCGCAATGACGTGTTCGAACATGGTACAATCACCGACCCATTCACCGGTTTGACATACGATTTGAAGGTTCATTATGACGATTGCGCGGACCAATGGTCAATCAAACTACAATTGAATTGGGGTTTGTTCTTCATTCCGGCAAACGCGTTCAACGCGGAAGACATCAACACCGGTGTAAATTACACATTCCATTTTGCGGATTGTTCAACAATTGTTGGTTGCGACTAATTCAAATTTTTCTAACTTAAAAAAACGAAAATAAAATGGCATTATGTACGTCAGCATGTGCGCCCGCTTTACCGCCGGCGCCGTCCGCCGGGTGTGGAATCACAACCCGAAACGGCGGAATTTCGAAATTGGCATTCATCAAATGTGATTACACGTTCACCGACGTAAGCGACCGCGACGAATGGATTGCGGCCATCGCGTCCGGTGATGTTGTATTGACCGGTTTGTTGTTGGGCCAAAAAGCAAAAGGAACATTCACCAAAAAACGCGTTTCATCATGTTCGCCCGAATCAATTGTTGGTGGCGAAAAATCGGTGACGTTTCAAGATTACAATTCAGACCCGGACGATTGCACCGACATTGAATTTTACAATTCAATTCAATTGAACGCCCCGTTGTATCAATTCGGATATTATACATGTGATGGATATTTTTATGGTCCAATCACATCGTTTACAATGGAGGTTGACCAGGTTATTGAAGACAACAACACCGGTTCCATCTACTTTGACGGAACCGTGAGTTGGAACGCCGTGACCATGCCATGTGGCGTGGCCGTGAATTTGGATGGTTTATAAGCCAATCCAATGTTGAGTCATAAAAAAGGCCGACCGACGTTCGTTGGTTGGTCTTTTTTTTCTAACTTTGAAAAAATTGAAATGAAATGGCGTTGACGATTGACAATTGTTTGATTCCGCAAGGGAGCGGAACAAACCAAATGTATGGCGGTTGTTGTTGCAACTTTCAATGTATTGTAACAAATACTGAAGAATCGGACATTGAAATTTCCGATTTCATTGTTGTATTCAACAACGGATTGTTCGCTATTCAATCATTTCAAATAAATTATGCCGGAGACATTGTTAGTCCACCATTTAATGTTGGACCAGGTCAATCATTTCAATTGGCGGGTGAATATTGCGCCGGAAGTGTCGCAGACACCGACACATTGGTTGTTGAATCGTTGATTGATGGAACAACCGTCCAAATATTCAATTTCGATTTTGAGGCCATTGACATGTCAACAACGGTTGACACCGCTTCAATTGATTTTGGGACCGTTAATTTGAACACAATTAACCCGGTGAACATCACCATGACCAATCCAACGGTTTGTTGCTACAATTACTTAATTTCAACGGATTGTACCGACTTTATTATTTCGCCGGAATCAACCGCGAAATTGTGTTTGGATGAATTCCAAAGCGTTCAAATTACATGGCAACCAGGGACCATTGGTCCAATATCTTGCAATGTTTACGTTGACATTGAATGTCAACAATTTGTCATTCCAATCACGGGGACGGCAGTCGAAGCGCCGGCGCCGCCATCCGGCGGAAATGATGTTTCGGGAAAAAAGACCGTTGTTGATTGTCCAACCGGCGATTGTCGATTGTTCAATGGACAACCAGGATTCGCCCAAACAACCAAAAACGCAATCAACCAAATTTCACGGGCCACACGTCCAAAAGGCGGACCGGGCCGTGGAACAAATTTTCGATAGTTATGATATATCACCGCGATAAATTAGATACAACTCCGGACATGATTGAATCCGCCGTTGTTACTTTATACAAATCCATTTGGCCACATGATGTTTTCGTTGTTTCAACATCGGAAATCCATGTGGAACGAATGAAGCGAATGGAATCGGTAGCAAAATGCCAATATTCCAAACCGTCATGGATTAAGGCAATCAATAAAAATGAAGGTGTGATTTTTACAATTACATCCGGAATGTTTCGCCGCAAACATGACCGTCAAATCATGACGGCCATTGAACGCGTGAAAAACCAACATGATAGTTTGACATCGGATGTCATCGAAAATCAAAAATTTGCCGTTTATTTTTTTGGACTGAAGAACAAAAAAACAAAAGAAACCGAAGACATTGAACCCGTTGAACCATTGGAGCCAAACAATGATGACCAATGAAACAACCATTCAAATATTTGATTATTCATTGCACGGCGACCAGGGAAGGACAAAACGTGACCCCGGATGACATCGTCCGTTGGCATACGTCACCGCCGCCACATGGACGCGGATGGCGAAAGGTTGGATATTCGGACATGATTTTGTTGGATGGAAGTCGTCGAACATTCGTCAAACACAATGGCGACAAATGGATTGATGACGCGGAAATCACAAATGGCGTCAAAGGATTCAACGGAATTTCACGACATGTTGTTTATGTCGGCGGATTGAATAAAGAGGGAACCAGGGTGAAAAACACGTTGAACGATGCACAATCACAAACATTGGCCGCCATCATTGACGAAGTTTTAAGGTATCAACCCGACGTTTTAATTGCCGGACACAACCAATTTGACAACAAAGGATGTCCGTCATTTTGGGTTCCAAATTATTTGGAATCTTTATGGATACCGGAAAAAAATATTTACAAAAAAGACCCTTTTGGATATGGCGACATGTTTTGACAATTTTATTGGAATTCGTTGTGTATCGCAGACAACGCCCAAATCCGGATTGTACATTGACGATTTGGAGGGAATCAATATTCGTCGCGCGGCCGACATGGCGGATTCCGGATTTTCATCCGGCGTTCAATTGCTCGAATCAAAAATCAATTTTGCCACCCAATTGATTTTGGATGAAATGGCCCGTTTTGCCATGCCACATTTTCGGATGAATTCATTGGTTGACGAATTGAAGGTTGGAGAATGGGACAACGCATGGAACACACCGGCGCCATTGGACCGGGGCGTCCGTATCAACACCCGTGATTCGCGTATGTTGCGAATCCGGGTTCAATCGGTGAAAATCAAAATACAGCAACCAAATTATTCGAACAATATTCAAATCGCCGACGGATTGAACATGGCAACATTCATGTTCACAACGGACCAATATGGTGACGCGGAAATTTTTCCCAATTATTTATCGCAAACGGATGAAGTGTTCGTGACCATGGACAACACGGTCATTGACACCAACAAAACGAAAGTCAAGGGAGGTTGTAAATGTTCGACTAAAAAAAGCGAATTTTTGATTGCCAATGGTTGGTCAGGAACCACAACAACCGGAACGTCATTTGGTTTGATTGTAGGGGCCGCCGCCGAATGTTCGGTTGATGAAATTGGTTGTGTATTGGCGCAAAAATTACGTTTTCCGATATTGTACCGGGCCGGAATGGAAATCGCAAAAGAGGCATTGACAACCGACCGGTTGAATTCAATCACTTTGTTGGATTCCGACACCTGGAATTTTTGTTTGGAGAATTGGACGGCGCAATATGACGCCCAAATGAAAACGGCGATTCAACAATTGCCGGAATTATTCAACCGAATGGATGACATTTGCGTCATTTGCAACCAATCGCGTTATGTTTACGGAATGCCATGACAATGAAACCAAATATTTCCATCAAATCGAAGTTGACCGAAAAGGAAAAACGCAGCGTCAAAGGCGTTCGCGGATTTGTTCGCGTTTCCAAACCCCGAAACAAAATCATCAACATTCGATTGCAAAAACAACACAAATTGTTTTTTGAGCAATACGCCGCAAAACACAACATCACCATGACCGATTTGGTATTGAACGCCGTTGAATGGTACACCGGATTTGATGGAACGAATGGCCATGAACTAATTGAAAAAACTTTCGACGATGAAATGTAATTGCAACAAACCTTCGCGCCCTTCGCGCCCGGTTAGCAGACCGACAACATCGCGTCCGCGTCCCAAATATTGATGTTCGTCATGTAACAAACGAACGATTGGCGACGTACATGAACGGCCACCCGGAACATGTACAAATAAAAAATGAAATCGCCAATGGTCATTTTTACAATTTTCGGCGGAATCACCGCCGGCGCCATTTCCGCGTTTGTGGCGGATTGGATATTCGACCCGTCAATTTCTTATTTCACCCTGGTTGGATTGATTGCCGCCGACCATTTGTCGGCGACTTATTTGGCGTTCAAACACAATCGTTTTGACACCCGGATTGCACTCCGAATCTTTTGGACCCTGTTATCACATACAGCGTTGTTGATGTTTGCCACCAATTTGAGCAAAGGGGCGGACGTTTTGTTTTGGTTGAATGAAGCCGTGTTCGTGCCAATTGTGATTGTCAATTTGATGTCATTGGTGAAAAATTTGGCGTTGTTGGGTTGGATAAAAAAAGGATTTGCCCGAATGATAACGGACAAAATCGACAACTACAAAAACGAATATTTGGAGGCCAAACAATGAAAAAAACAATTTTTGGAATTGCAATTGTCGCAGTCATGGCGACATCATGCCAACGTCACGTTTCAAAATATCCATGTTGGATTGAAAAGGAATGGACCACAACCATGGTCAAAGACACCGTGATTCACATCAACGGCGCCCGAATGGACACCATTGTTGCGTTTGATGGCCGTGACACCGTGTTCATCCGCGACCATGAAACCAGGATTGAAACCATGATTCATTGGTTGCCGGGCGATTCGATATTTGTTGAAACCAAATGTCCATCGGACACCGTCCGCGTGGAAAATTACCACACCGAAACCGTCCGGACGATTGTCGTCAATGAAGAAACAAAACGTTGGTTGTGGTTGATTCCATCCATTATTGTTCTTATCTTAGCGATGTTCACCATTCACAAAATGTTCAAATGACGCCGCAAGAATTCGCCAAAAAAATTCAAACAACCGTTGCCAATGTCGAACGCGACGTTCCAAACCTTTTGTTGTTGGGTGGTAAATTGTTAGAAGGCGAAATGAAACAACGTATTTTCAACCAAGGTGGTGACGCGAATGGCGGCAAAATTGGAAAATACAAATCCAAATCATGGATTGAAAAACGTTCGGAGAATGGCAGACAAACCGGAATGGTCGATTTGGAATTCACCGGTTCATTGCGCGATTCGATGCAAGTTGTGAAATCCGGTGACGATGTTTTTTTGGCAATTACCAATTCAACCGATTATGTAAAAGCAAAGGGACAAGAATCACGGCGCAAAAAACCGATATTCATTCCAACCGCCGGAGAACGACAGGACGTCGAAAATTATTTGAACGATTTGATTTCCGAACGCGTGTTGTCTTATTTTTGATAAATGGAACATTTGATTTGTACGATTGCGGACGCCATACATGGCAGAATTCCGGAAATCAAAAAATCGGTTTATTTGGCGAAAATTGATGACGACGGCCGTGTATTGGTTCGCGACACCAATTCGAATGAATATCAATTCGCCGGAATCCATGACCAGGATTCCGCCTGGTTTTATATCCGGTTCCGAAACGATGGCCGGATTGAATATCAATCGCCATCAACGGACAAAAAATTCGCTTCATTCCAATCATTTTTCCAAATCCGATACCAATTGCGCGTTGTTGCCTGTTTACGCGGCGCCGAACCATGGAAATTGGAAGAACGTTTACGGGCGGCGGTTATGAACGCAAATTTGCCATCGACCGCCACATTTGCCAACGTTTCAATTGTACCGGTTGAATCGACCATTGACCCCGTTTCGGTTGTCATTGATGAATCGCCAGGCAAAAAAGGCCGCCCATTCGATAAAAATTTGACAATTGTCGCGTTTGATTTCGATTTGACCGGCGACCGTGATTTGGCGTTGGAAAATTATTGTGACAATCCATGTGATGGTCCGGCGTGTTGATTATCTTTGATGCAAATTGATATGACATGAATTGCGGATGTTCAAAACACATTGGTTGTTTCGCACCAAATCAAACCATTGATTTTGGTTTTCAAGCGCCATGCGAAGGCGAATACATTTTTGAAATTTGGGGCGCAAATGGTACGTTTACGGAAATCGTTGTCGAGTTTGACGCGGATGACGCCGTGACATTGCCAATGACGTTCAACGAGAATGGAACAACCACAATCAAAATCAAAACACCGGATTGTGTTCGTGATGTCATGCCCGGATTTTATTATTTCACCACATCCGACGGGGCGTGTTCATGGACCGTTGACGGAATTTCACCCGTTTGTTGATGGAAAGAATTCGAAAAATATTGAATGAATTGACCGGGTTCGGAATGGGAATCATGGTTGGTTTGGGTTTGGCAATATTCACCGAACATGGCGACATGTTCAAATCGGTGATGTTGGCCGGATTGATTGGTGTTGGCGCCGGAGCCATGACGATTTTCATTGATTTCATCATTCAGCCAGGCCAAATCTTCGGATTTTGGACATGGTTTTTGGAACGGGTTGTCAATCACCCGAAAAATCCATTGAAGTTTTTGTATAAACCAATGGGTGGTTGTTTGTATTGTATGAATACATGGGTTGCGTTTGGAATTTACGCGTTGGTCGCATTGAACACCGGATTGACATGGTGGTTGATATTGCCATCCGCCGCGATTGCACATGTGGCCGTTTCGATATTGGAACCGATTGTGAACGGGTAGTCTGCCCGTTGTTTGTGTTATATATTGTTTAGTTTTGGTTTACTCGTGAAAAACCCGGAAACGTCCGGGTTTTTTTGTCCCCAACATGCCCGTGTTGAAAACCTTTTTTCAAAAATATTTGTGGAAACGAAAAACGCGTGTATATTTGCCAACACAAAACACAACAACACATGAAAAAAGTATTTGCAGTAATCAATTTTGACACAAATAAAATTGTTGTCGCTTACGAAAGTATTAAGAGCGCGAACGAAATGGTAAATCTATCGAAAGAAGAAACGGGAATGCGTTTCGGAATTAAAGAAATCTTATTGCTTAAAAAGTAAAAAAATCAGGGGCGCGACTGACCAACGCGTATTCACGGCAACAACAACAATCAAAAATCAAATCAAATGTTTAAACTCACAATTACATCAATGACCAATGGTCAACAACATTCATTCGAATTTCAAAACATCAAAACCGCCATGTCGCGTTTTTGGGAACACATGGACGCAAACAACATTCTTAGACCATTTTATTTTGATGACGGTTTTGAAGAATGGTTCAAAAATCCTTTGGCGGATGGCGAATTTGAAATCCTGAAGGCCGGCGGAATTGATTATGACGTTCAAATCGAATTGGTATTGGTCAAATCGTTTTCCCGGATTCAGGAAAACGATATCGCCAACATGGACCGCGTCAAAGGGAAATTGTATCAATTGGGCGCGCGCCTGGTTGCCATCAATGATGACGTGAACATGGAGTTTTGGCAATTCGAAAACCGGATGTTCATCATTCAAACGAGCGGACAACAATTCCAATTGTATTGTTCAATGGAATTCAATTCCATGGATTCAGCATTCCGCCAAATCGAAAACGTTTGTCGAATCCAAACATTCATGGCATGAAGACAAACACGCGCAAAACAAACGCCGGGGCGAATGGCCCCGGCGACTTATCAAAATGTCCAAACCACATTGGACAACAACAACGGTCCGAAGATACAACGGAATTGATGTTGTTCGGTTCATTTGTGGATTGTTTGACGGATTTTGAATTGAAATTTTTGGTTCATCATTACAATCATGGTTTGCCATTGGGCCGAACCATTACGATGGCAGACATCAAAATGTTTCCGATTTCCGAAATCATTCCATTCATCAAATCAATCAACGTCGGTTCAATTGGCCAATCCGTTGTTGATTGTATAAACGCAAAAATGGCCGCCAAAAACATCATTTAAAAATTCAGCATCATGAACAACATTCATCAAAACAACACCGACAATTTTTTGGCAGAAGTAAACGCCGAAGAAAATTTGACCAAAACAAAGGTTGCCGAATTCGCCGCCAAACTCATTCAATTGAACACCGACGGTCACGTTGACACATTGACCGCGTTGGCCAGGTTGGAATTTTTGTCCCAAATCATTGACCAGGTCAAAACATCGTACCGGAGCGCCGCCGTCGATGAATTGGAATTGTATGGCCCGGAAGCCAAAACAGGTGTGACCCGTTTCGGAGTTACATTTAAACAAAAGGAAACGGCCGTCAAATACGATTTCAGCCAAACGCCGACATGGAATCAAATGGAGGCGGAAATTGAATCCGTCAAAACGGCCCAAAAGGCATTGGAAACCCAATTGAAAGGGTTGACCAAACCAATGTCCATGTTGGATGAATCAACCGGTGAAATCAACGTCATGAATCCGGCCATCAAAAGTTCAAAAACAACGGTTGAAATCACATTGGCAAAGTGATTTTTTGAAGTATATTTGCAGAAATCAAAACAACAACAACATGAACGAAATCGCAAAAAATCGCGTCCACACAATTGATGTGGCCAAACTCCAAACGTATTTGAACGCCATGGGCATGGCGAACAATTTGACCAAAGGTGAATTTGAACAATTCGTTGAAATCGCCCAAGGGTTCGGACTGAATCCGTTCAAACGGGAAATTTACGCCAACAAATACGGCGACAAATTTTCGGTCATTGTCGGATATGAAACCTACATCAAACGCGCGGAACGTTCCGGACTTTTGGCCGGTTGGTCCGTTGTGACCACGGGCGCCGTGAATTACGAAAAACCAAAACAATCAACGTTGGTTGCAACAATTACGATTCACCGAAAGGATTTCCAATTTCCGTTTGTCCATGAAGTCCATTTTTCTGAATATTTCGGAACCCGTCGCGATGGAACGTTGACCGACTTTTGGAAAAACAAACCGGTGACGATGACCAAAAAAGTGGCCATGGCCCAAGGGTTCCGACTTTGTTTTTCCGATGAATTGGGCGGAATGCCATACACGGCCGAAGAATTGAACGCGATGGAGGCCGAAACCATTCAGACAAACAACCAGGCAACCAAACAACCATTGGAACAAAAACCCGTCATCAATGTGGACGTGTTGATTGCCCAAATTGAGGCCGCGAAATCGAAATCCGATTTGATTGACATTTGGAAAAAACATCCGGAGCATCACGGAAACCCCGTGTTCAAAACCGCAATGACGGACCGGAAAAAAGCATTGGAGGCGCCCACACCGGGCGCCGCCAATTCGTCCGATGAAAATTCCACCGAACATTTGATTGACCAAATCATGACGGCCGAAACAACCGAAATGATTTTGGAATTGACAATCGACAACACCAACCCGGATGTGATGGACGCCGCCATGACCAGGTTGGAACAAATCAATGGAGGCGTTCAAACTGACTTATTTGAAAAATGATGGAATGGATTCCATTTGTATTGGTGACGGTTGGCCTAATTGGGACAATCGACGCCGTAATTCATCGAAATCGAAAATCAAAATACAAGCGTAATGAAAACAATGATTGAAAACCAATTTGTGGACCCGTTGGATGTATCAACGGCCATCAAACGAAAATTTAAGACAATCCGTAATTTTTGCCAAGCGTCCGGAATCAAATATCATGTGATGACCTCGGCCATCAATGGTCGCATGTCAACGCCCCGGAGCCAATCAATATTGAACCAGGCAAAACAAACCATTCATGAAACCGAATTGGCGCCTTGCATTTGGTGTATTGACAACGACCAACGAATATTTGTTGAAAAGGCCGTGAAAACACGGTTTGGAACCCTTCAAAACTTTTGCCGGCAGAATCCGCAATTTTCGTTGACGTTTGTCCACAACGTAATTGCCGGAAAACGCAAACGAGTTGATGACCGCGTTTTGGCTTTGATTGATACGTTGCAAAATTGAACCACATGACAAACAACAACAAACCGAAATCAAATGGCCGTGACCGGTCGCCATCGTTCCAATTTTACCCTGGTGATTGGTTGACCGACCCGAAATTGAACCTTTGTTCCCCGGCGACAAAAGGCGTTTGGATGGACTTACTTTGCCACATGTTTTTGTCCGACGAACCCGGATATTTGGTTTTTGGTGACGTCATTTTGGATGCAAATGGAATCCAAAAGTTGTCCAAAATGAATCCAAAAACGTTCCAAAAAGTGTTCGTTGAACTGACAACATTTGGAATCATTCAGAGGGACGAACATGGTCGATATTTTTCCAAACGAATGGTCAATGATGAACGCACACGTCAACAATGGCGGGAAATTGGTAAATTGGGCGGAAATCCGAAATTGAAAAAAAAGGATAACCCAAAGGATAACCCAAAGGATAACACCACCGAAAACCCATTTCCAACCTCTTCTTCTTCTTCTTCATCTTCAAATATAAATACACACTCTTTTGAGTGTGTATCTACACACCCAATCGTTTTGGAAATTCAAAAAAGTTTTCCGGCGGTTTCAAAAATGAAATTGCCGTTGACCGATGACCAGGCCGAACAATTGTTGACCGAATTTTCAAAAATTGAAATCACCGAAATTTTGGAGGCGATGGAAAATGTTCCGACAATTGCCACCAAATACAAATCAACATTTCTCACAATCAAAAATTGGATGAAAGTCCGCAAACGAAATGACAACAACAATTCAAAAAATCAATCAATCGGAAATCGAAATCCGAAACCCAATTTCGACGATGCAATTTCGAAGTTTTAGGGGCCGCGAAATTGTAGAAGCATCAAAAGACACCCAAATTCGCAATTTAACGGACCAAGAATCAATAAAAATGTCTTTAAGGTACATTTTCACGTTGGTTGGTCTTAAAAGCGAAAATTTGCCGTCCGAATTGCAAAAAATGGTTTTAGTGGAATTCATCGAATCGGAATTCGCCTGGATGACGCCCGAAGAAATGAAGTTGGCGTTCCGGATGGCGGTTGCCGGACAATTGGATGTTGAAATCAACCATTTTCAAAACTTTTCGTCCGTTTACTTTGCCACCGTTGCCAACGCGTACCGAGAAAAACGCGGCGCCGCATTAACGGAATACAATTCAAAAATTCACGAAATGACAACCAAACCCGAACCGTCGGATGACGAAAAAAAAATGATTTTTTGGGGCTTTGTTGACGAATGTTTGTTGAAACGTTGGGACGATTTCGCCGCCGGAAAATCCATCCATTGGCCATCCGTCACAGGCATCGAACACGTTTTCCGCACCATGGAACAATTGGGTTTTGTGCTGAATGTTGACGACAAAAACCGAATCATGTTTTCGGCGAAAACGCAAATCAACTTTGAAATCCAAAATGAAAAACCGGAATCGCGCGAACGGGCAAAGGTTGTCCATTCATTGCGCGAATCGCTCGAAATGGGTGAATTGGCATTCAGACAAAACCAAACGTTGTCAGACATGACCCGTCGCCGTTGTTACGAATTGACGATGGACCATTTTTTCCAAACATTCAAACGCCAAAACACGGATTTTCGGTCCGTAGTTGAAAACATTAAAAATCAACAATATGAATAAACCAATCAATCCGGGAACCGCGATTTTGTTTCTACTCAAAAGGGAATACATCCGCGAATGTTCCATTGAATCAACAACCAATGACCAGGGTGAACAATCCGAACGTGCCATCCATCCATTGGGTTGGTCATTCGAACAATGGTTGACCGAAAACAAAATGATTGTTCAACCGTCCATCATTCAAACACCAAAAATCGAAATCGTAAAATGAACAAAGTTTTTTTCACCGGCCATGTTGGCCAAGAACCAAAAAGAACGTCGAACGGAACGGGCGTGAACTATTCCATCGCAGTCAAAGAACGAACGCGTGTGGATGGCGAATGGACCGACAAAACCACATGGATTGACATCGTCCATTGGGGCCAAAACGCGGATTTCGCGGAAAAATGGATTCACAAAGGAACCAAAATCATGGTCGAAGGCCGGTTGAACATAAACGAGCGAACCGACCAGGACGGAACCAAAAAACGATTCACAAACGTCGTCGCCGAACATGTGGAATTGTTGTCAAAATCCGATGGCCAATCAAATGACCGTCAAACAACCGGAGCCAATACAGGCGCGGCAAATCAATCATTCGGTTCATCCAATGCCGGTTCCCAATCAAATGAAAGTTTGGCGCCCGTTGACGACGATTTGCCGTTTTGACAAATAATTGTTCAAAACCCGTAAACAAAAACCAACGGTCATTCCGGGCCGTTGGCCATATTTGCAAACCAAACACAACAACAACATGAATCAGAAAAAACAATTTTGGCGAATCGAAATCGAACAACATTTGCCATCGTTCAAAGTCGCCGAACAATTCACCAACCGTTTAATCAATGCCAACCAACAACCCCGTTTCGTTTCCATCATGATGAATTTGACGGAATCGGAGTTGGATGAATTTTTGGCCACAATCGAAACCGGATATCAAACCCGAATCATTTCAGTCACCAACACATCGGAAATTTTGGTCATGGTTCACAAAATGGACCATGAAGTTGTCAAAATGGAATTGATGGACGGAACCCGTCAACATCATTGGGCAGAATTGGAGGCATTCACCGCAATTCTCAAATCCGAAAGTGATTTGAAGCGGATGAACGCCAATTTTGACCGCCATGAACCATTCCGGGCATGGATTGACCAAACCGATTTTGACGAATTGGTTATTTATGGAAAAACCGACCGGATGAAATATCAAATGGAGGGCGACGAATGAAACATGGTTCGTTGTTTTCAGGAATTGGCGGTTTTGATTTAGCCGCCGAATGGATGGATTGGGAAAACGTTTTTCATTGCGAATGGAATCCGTTTGGCCAACGCGTTTTGAAGCATTATTGGCCGAACGCCGAATCATTTGAAGATATAACAAAAACTGATTTCACAAAATATCATGGAGCAATTGACATTATTTCGGGCGGATTCCCTTGTCAACCCTATTCAGCCGCCGGGAAACGGCTTGGAAAAGCGGATGAACGCCATTTGTGGCCTCACATGTTGCGAGCGATTGCAGAAATTGCCCCGCGCTACGTTGTGGGAGAAAACGTTCGCGGACTTACTAATTGGAACCGGGGAATGGTATTCGACGAAGTGTGTGTTGACCTGGAAAATCTTGGGTATTCAGTCGCGCCCTATCTTATACCTGCATGCGCGACAAATGCACCTCACAAACGGGAACGAATTTGGTTTATTGCCTACGCCAACGGCCGTACAAAGAGAGCACCCGGAACGAGTCGAAGCATTGAAAAAAACCGGAGCGAAAAGCATGATGAGTCGAGCCAACGGGGAGAATCGACCGAATTCGATATTGGATGCCGTGAATTTTTACGGAATGCTTCCGACTCCCAATGCATCGACTTGGAAAACGAGCGGAATGAGCAAAGAAGCATGGGAAAAGAGAATTCAAGACAATCGACAACAAGATTTGAATATGGAAATATTCGTTCAAACTGGTCAGCATTCCCAACATCTAAACCCACAATTTGTGGCCGAAATAATGGGTTTTCCAACGAATTGGACGGAATTACCTTTTCAAAATGGCGAAACGAATCAATTCGAGCCTACGGAAACGCCGTCGTCCCCAATGTAGTTTTCGAAATATTCAAAGCAATTGAAAAATTTGACCAAACAAATGAACCAACATGACCATTTTGGTGACATCAACGAAATGATGGAACGCCGTCCGGTAAAAATAATTTATGAACGATTCCAATTCCATCCGGAATTTGCCAAATGGATGGCAGAAAACAAAACTCAATTGTTGGCCGCCGAACATCGAATGTTGGCAGAATTCGCCCGGTTCATCACCGATTCAGACATGAACATTGAACCAACCGTTGACCTATTTTTGAAGCATTATGAAAACAATTGAAAAAATCGCCGTCATTTGGGTTGCGCCCATGTTTTTGGTTGGAATTATTGCCATTGGAATCGTTTCAACCATTATTTATTTGCTTAAAATGATTTGGGTGTTTTCCGGAACCGCCGGCGCATCCATGACCATGGTCAGCGCCATCCGTAAACGATTCAACGCGGCCAAATGGGAACGTCTGAAAAAAACCGATTCCATGATTGCGGAAATCGACCGTAAAATCAAAATGAATTAACAATACAAACCACAGCAACAACATGATAAAAAATTTCGAAGAATTCACCATTGATTTGACACCAACCGAACACCGGTTGATTCCAATGATGGTTGACCGGTTCAAAATGAAACGCGGAATTGAACACATCGTCACCGCCGACACCATGATTGCCAAAATACATGAAGCGTTCGGAGTAAAATTGAAGGACACCCGGATTCGGAAAATGATTCAATTCATTCGCGTTCACAATTTGGTTCCTGGTTTGATTGCAACATCGCGCGGATATTACACCGCCGAAACAATCGACGAAATCAATGAATGGATTGAATCATTGAAGGCCAGGGAATCCGCCATCCGACACATTCGCGAAGTGGCCGAAAATCACGTTCATTTGATGCAAAACAAAAACCAACAAATCATTTTTGAACATGGAACACATTGACATCCAAACATTTTGGAAACTAAAGTCCGGGGACCGTGTTATGACGGCAAGTGGACCGGCAACCGTGTTGAATGGACCAACCATTGGTCATTCATACGTTGAATTGAAGGTTGACAAACCACAATGGTTGTCTCCGTATTTTTACAATTATGAAATCAAATCCGTCATCCAATGACCAAATTCGAACGCCAACAATCCATCATTGAAATCCATCAAAAGGCCATCGCTCAATTGGTCGATGACGAAACAACCGGAATCGACATGTTCATTGTCCGCGTTGATTGTCTGAATGAAATGTTGACCGGAGCCATGGCAATGATTGACATGATGTATTATTTCAACGACGATTTGCCATAAATTTGAAAACATGAATCGACAAATTCGACGCGCCGCCGGACGTGAACAATCAAAAATCCATCATGAATTTTGGACGGTTGTCAACACGTTCCACAAATACACCGAAACGGCCGAAACCGAATCGTATTTGGCCAAACGTTTCAACGCCATTTGGATTCAGTTTTGCGACCATTGGGAAAAATCGCCACATTTGATGAAACCGGACCGCCGGGCGTTCATCAATTATGTCACCGGCAAATCCGAACCCGTGATTCAAACTGAATAAACCACAAACCACATCGCCAACAACAACACCGGGCCGAACCAATGGCCGAAAAATTGGCGACATGAAAAAAACAAAAAGTGGTTCGCCATCGTACCAAAAACCGATGGCAGACAAAAAGAAAAAACCAACACCCCGAAAACCGAGCGCCGCCGAAAGGACGATTGACGAAAAACGGGAATTGTGCGAACAAATATGTTTGGCATATGAATCCGCCAACGTCACGTTGGAATCGTGTTGTGGTGAACATGGAATCGCAATCCGGACATTTCGGAATTGGGTTGACCTGGATGCCCAAATTGCCGCCCGTTACAAAACGGCCAAACAAAACCATTCCAAAAACGGCAAAGAACGATTGAGAGAAAAGGCGGTTGACGCGTTGGAACGCCTGGTTGTTGGATTTTACGTCGAAGAAACGGAAACGGTTGAATTGTACGGCAAAACGGGTGATTTGGCCGGACGCCAGGTGAAAACCAAAAAACGATACATTGCGCCGTCATCGACCGCCGTCATTTTCACATTGAAGAACGCCGACCCGGCAAATTGGAACGAAAACATTCAAGTTGAAATGACCGGTGAACCACAGGTGTTCAAAATCGGAAACCAAACCATTGAATTCACATGAACAAAGACCAACCACAAAAACAATTCGTTGTTCAATTGAGTGAACCGGAAATCCAAATGGTCATCCAATCCGTCATTGACGATTTGGGCGACGTCCGTTCGGCGCATCGTTGGGTTAGGAACAAATTACATTCAGTCAATCACCAAATATTGACGGAAGGGTTCACCCAACAATCCGTTCAATCGCGCGACGAATGGGCCATCATTGACCGATATTTCGAACGGAACGCAAACGCCATCGAACGTTGGCAGAAAACAACACAAAAAATGAATCCGTCATGATGCGATTGGTTGGGCGATTTGTATTCGCCAATGGTTTTTTCCAAATCAATGACGCCGTTGATTATGAATCCATTGGAATTGAAAGGCCAACGGAATCCGTTCCGGTCCGGTTCGACATTGACACCGTTTATGCCTGGAATGAAGATGAACCCGGAACAACCTATGTTCGATTGATAACCGGTCAAAATTTTCATTTGGATTGTTCAATCGACGTGTTTGATGAATTCATGGTCGCCAATGGTAGTGTTTGAACCACATCAAAAACAATTGGAATTCATGGAGGCCGTTTTTTCCGGCCAATTTGAATATTTGCTTTATGGAGGCGCCGCCGGCGGCGGAAAATCCTATGTTTCATTGGCCACATTGATATTGTTGGCGAAGATTTTCCCGAATTCGAAATCACATGTCATTCGCGAATCATTGCCGACATTGAAGCGGACAACCATTCCAACGTTTTTCAAACTTTGCCCCAAACCATTCATCCGGTCATATCACCAAACCGACCACATCGTCACGTTCACCAATGGTTCGACCCTGGAGTTTTTCCCGGAAAACTTTGTCATGGATAAAAATTTGACCCGGTTCGATGGATTGGAAACGAATTTTTTCCTGTTAGAAGAAGCGCAAGAACTACAAAAAAAGACATTCGAAAAATGCAAATTGCGCGTTGGTCGTCATATCATTCCAAATCAACCGCCGCGTCTTATCATGGCCACATGTAACCCGTCGCAGACATGGACCAAAACCACATTCCATGAACCGGCCATGAACGGCCAATTGCCGGATGGATATTTTTACAAACGGGCTTTGATGTTGGACAATCCATCATTGCCGCCCGAATATTTGGCCGCCATGGATTCCCTGGATGAATTGACGCGCGCCGTTTTCGTCAATGGCGATTGGGACGTTTCCGACGTTGAACGCCCGTTCGCTTACGCGTTCAATAAATTCAAGACCGTGAAAACCGGTGTGGCCATCCATCCGAACGAACCAATCATTTTGTCGTTCGATTTCAACGTTGACCCAATCACATGTATTGCCGGCCAATCGTATGGCGACAAAATCCGAATCATTCGGGAATTCAGATTGAAGAATTCGGACATTTTCAGATTGTGCGAATCCATCCGGGTTGAATTCGGCGACCGGTTGTTCATCGTCACCGGTGACGCGTCCGGGGCCAACCGTTCGGCCATGACCAGGGGCGCCGTCAATTACTACACAATCATTCGCGACGAATTGCAATTGCCCAAATCCGCGTTCAAAGTCCCAAGCGTTAACCCGTCAATCAAAAATTCGCGCGTTTTGCTGAATTCCATTTTGGAAAAACATCCGGACATTCAAATTGACGCCGGATGTCAATGGTTGATTCATGATTTGCAAAATGTGGAAACCACATCCAACGGGGACATCGAAAAAACAAAGGATTCAAATTTGTCACACTTGTTGGATTGTTTCCGATATTATTTGTGGACATTCCACAATGATTTCGTCAAATATCGCAATTGATTTTTCGTTACCTTTGAGCGAACAAAAAATCAAAGGACATGCCACCAAAATTGGAACGTTGTGTTGCGGATGTGATACGGACCGGGAAATCGGAATCCGCCGCGTATGCCATTTGTCAATCGTCAATCAACAAAGCCAAAAAGGCAAACCCAAAACCCAAACGATGAATTGGTTTAAACGACAACAACCCAAGCCAAACCCGGTGATGGCCGAATCCAAACACGTCACCGGTTCGGTCATTCCATTGAACAAAATATTCACCGATTCCGACGGCGACGATTGGTTTGAATATTCAAACCCGTTGACCATGCCGTCCAAACGAGCCATCGCCGCCGAAGTGGCGACCAGGTTCGCGGAAATGAACATGACCAAAGACCAATTGAAAACAATGATTGATTCCATGAAGAAATCCGCCAATGGCGGAAACATCGTGGAAATGTTTCATTTGTTAGCCGAAATGGAATGGCGATTGGAATTCATTGGCGAACAACAAACGTTGATTGAATTGGCGGCGTGTTATTATGTGCTGAATGGCGAAAACGAAACCGAATTCAATGACGTGTTCAAACAACGCCGAATTGATAAGTTGAACGCCAATCCATTGGTTCGCGATTTTTTTGTCCAACGGGCGTTGATGTCCACAATCAAATTTTCCGAACTATCGTCCAACGATATCCGCGATTATTTGAACCTCAGCGCCCAGGAAAACGAAAGGTTTTACAAAATTTTGCAATCGCTGAAATCGGGAAGTACATTGACGACATCAATTTCACGAACCAAATCATTTGCGAAAACAAAGTCAGCGAAATGAAGGCGATGGAATCATTGTCCGTTGATGAATATTATCAAACAATTTCAACGTTTTTCCGGATTCAAGACGAACGAAACGAACAAAACGAAAAATAAAAGACATGGCAACCGAAGTCAACAACATATTGTTCAAATTGCAAGCGGACACCGCTCAATTGCGAAGTGAGTTTGCAAAATTGAACACCGGAATTCAAAGCATTCAAACCAACACAAAAGCGGCTGAAACAGGATTGCGCGGATTGAAATCGAGTATTGCCGGGGCCGCCGCCGCGTTTGGCGGATTGTCAATCGCCGGGGCGTCCGTTGATTTCGCAAAAGGAGCGATAAAAGCCGTCGCGGATTATGAAGCCGTGAACATTTCGTTGGAAACGTTTTTGGGTTCGGCCACCGCCGCCAAAGATTTGTTTTCGGAGTTGGAACAATTCAGCATCAAAACACCATTCACCCCGGAACAAGTGAACAACGCCGCAAAATCACTTTTGGCGTTTGGCGAACCCGTCGAAGGTTTGCAAACTACTTTGTCCCGGATTGGTGACGTTGCATCCGCGACCGGAAAGGATTTCAACGAATTGTCGGTCATTTATGGAAAGGCCCGTGTACAAGGGACATTGTTCGCCGAAGACATCAACCAATTGACCGAAGCCGGCGTTCCGGTCATTCAGTTGTTCGCGGACCAATTGGGCGTTTCGGCCGGCCAGGTGAAAAAATTGGGTTCGGAGGGAAAAATTTCCTTTGACAATTTAGAAAAGGCGTTCACAACGTTGACATCCGAAGGCGGACGATTTTTCGGATTGACCGACAAATTGAGCCAATCGACGGCGGGACGATTGTCGACCCTGGAGGGAAATTGGGCAGAATTACAACGAACCGTTGGCGAAGGTGTTTTGCCCGTGTTTGAAACATTAACGGACGCCGCGTTTGCCGTCATTGCCGGATTGCAAGCCATTCCATCGGTCATCGAAGAAAACCGCCGGACATTCATTTTGTTGGCCGGTTCAATTGGAATTTATATTGCATCACAAAACGCCGCGTTGATTTCGCAATTGCGATATGAAATTTCATTCAAACGATTGTTGATTCAAGAAAATTTGAGTGTTGCCGCCCAAAAACTACGCGCTTTTTGGACAGGGGCCACAACGGCCGCCACCAATTTGTTGACGGGTGCAACAACCGCGTCCGCCGTAGCAACCAGGGGCGCCGCGATTGCAACCCAAGCGTTCAACGCCGCCATCAAAGCCAATCCGGTTGGATTGGTCATTGGAGCATTGACCGCCGTGTTGTTGTTGTTTTCGGATTACATTTTCGCGGCGGATGACGCCGTTGTTGCCACCGAAGAATTGAGCGCCGCACAAAAGGCCGTCGCAGACGTCAACGCAATCGCCAACGAACAAATCGCAAAAGAAACCGGAGAATTGAACGCGTTGTTCGGAGCGCTGAAAAATACCAACGCCGGTTCCGAAGAACGGAAAAAATTAATTGATGAAATCAATGGAAAGTATGGAACCACATTGACCAATATCAAAAATGAAAAAGAATTCATTGAACAATTGGATGTGGCCTACCAAAATTTGATTAAACAAATCAAAAACAAAGCGCAAACCGAAGCCAAACAACAAGTATTGACGGATTTGTATGCCAAACAAGCGAGAGCGCAACAATTGGCGGCAAACACCTATGTTGATTTGGCCAAATCATTGGCCGCCGGAAACGAAACCGCCCAAAGAATTTACGCGGATTTGGTTCCATCGCAAAAGAAAATCGTTGACGATTTGTTGGCCAACAACCAAGCCGTCCAAAATCAATTGGCCGAAGGACCGTTGCAAGCGAGCCAGGCCGCAATTCAAACGGCGCAAAATTTCGCCAATTTGGGCGCTACGTTGGACCCGTTAATCGCCAACAACCCATTCGCCAAAATAACGGACGAGGAACAAAAGGCCGTTGACGAATTCAACAAAATTCAATTCGGATTCACCGATGAACAATTGGCCCAAGCCAAAGAAAACGGACAACAATTGTTCACAACGTTCGATTTCTTTTTGAATCAATACCAAGAAAGTTCGGACCAAATCGCGGCCGTCAATAAAGAATTTGTGATTGACCCATTTGTCGAAACGAAAACAAATTTGAGCAAATCGCAACAAAAAGCCGCCGACGATTTGAAAAAAGCCATTAACGATTTGCGGAATAATTTGGCGAAAGAATTGGCCCGGCAAAAATTGGATTTGAAATTCCAACCGGAGTTGGCAGACGACCCGAAAACATTTCGCGAACGTTTGGACCGAGTCGAAACCGAAACGCAAAAGTCCGTTGAACTTTTCAACCTGGAAATGGACCAACGCGAAGAACAAGCAAAGGCGGACGGAACATTCACGGCCAATGCTTTGAAATTTGCAGAAATTCGCAAAAATGGACTTTTGTTGATTCAAGGCGAAGCGCAAAAGACAATCACCCAATTGACCATTGACGCCGAAAACGAACGAAACAATTTCATTGCCCAAAAGGACAAAGCCAACCAGGATTTGAAATTACAACGTGAATTGGACGCCGTCCGCGAATTGGAATCACAACGTTCAAAATTGATTGAACAATTGTCAAAGGCCAAAACAGGTGATGAACGAAACGCCATCCGGGTTCAATTGAATTCGAATTTGCAAGCCATTCGAGAAGGTAACAAAAAGGCGGAACAATTGGAATTGGCGGCCATCCAAACAAAACGTGATGCAGCCGTGAAGGCCGAAGGTGTGACCGCCGAAGAAATCGCCGCAATCAACGCCCAAGCGGAATTGGATATTTACAACACGTCCAAAAAATATTCGGACGCGCGTCAAAAATTAAACGATGACGAAACCGACAACGCGTTGGCAAATGAAGAAAAACGAAAAAAGGAAATTGAAGACGCGTTGAATGATTTGATTGACGCGACAAAAAACGCCGCCAATCAATTTATCGAGGCGCAAATTACCCAAACGGATGCTTTGATTGAACAACAACAAAAACGTGTTGACGCCGCCCGTGATATTGCGGACCAGGGAAACGCCGAATTGTTGGAATTGGAACAAAAACGTTTGGACGATTTGACCAAACAACGTCAAAAGTATGTCGAAGCCCAACAGGCATTGACATTGATTGAAATCGCCGCCAATTCAGCGTTGGCAATTGCAAAGGCCGCCGCCGCCGGAAATGGTATTGCCACCGCGTTGACGGTTGCCGCCGCCGTTGTGGCATTGGCCGCCGGATTTGCACAGGCCCGCGCACAGGCCCAGGCCGCCGCGTCATTTGCGACGGGCGGATATACCGGGGACGGCGGAAAATACGAGCCGGCCGGTATTGTTCACCGCGGCGAATTCGTTGTGACAAAAGAGAAAACACAAAAATTCCGTCCGATATTGGAGGCCATACACGCCGGACGAAATCCAATGTTAATCAAAGGTTTTTCGGAAGGTGTGATGGCCCCAAATACAAAAAACATGGAAAGTAAATTGGAAAAAATTGAAAAGGCCATCCGGAGCCAACGCGGATTGGAGTTGTCGATTGATGAACGCGGAATCAACGGAATTGTTTCGCGCATCCAATACAAACAAAACCGAATCAAAAACGCCGCGCGATGAAACCACCAATTGTCATCAAATTAAATGGAACCGTCATCAATGGCCGCGTCGATGGAGTTGAACAATTCAACGTGACATGGCGTGAAAATGATGACGATGGCGGATTGGCCAAATCTTATTCATCCGAATTGCAGTTTTACGATGACGGTTATTCCATATTGAAACCCATATTGATTGATGACCCAAACGGATTTGTGAACACGGTTGACGTTGAAATTTACGATGAATGTTGTGGCCGTTTGGTTTTTGCCGGATACATTGCCGGCGATTCGATTGATTGGTGTGAACCGGAATGTTGGATTTCGGCCAATGTGTTAGAAGAAAAGGCCGCGTTAAATTGCGTCAAATCAACATTGATAACGGACAACCATGACGGTTTTTTGTTTATGCCAAAAAAGAAAATGCGATATTGTATCGAACCACGTCCGGAGTTTATTTATACAATATTGTTTTTCATTTATGGAATAATCAATCTTATCATCACCGTTGTGACATTGGGGACCAATTTGATTTTTGGATACATGGACAACTTTCGTTCGCGTATGATTCAATGCAATTGGTATCATCCGAGCGAATTAGCCCGTGAATATATAAACAATGTATGTCGAAAATGTGGTTTGAATTTCCAATCGTCCATTTTGAACAATCCGTCGTCACCTTATTATGACCTATTGTTGTTTACAGCAATGACGCGGAAAGGTTACAAACCGGGAGATGTCATTGCGGCATTGATTCCGGAAAATTGGCCAATCGAAACATTGGATACATTTTTCACACGCCATTTGAACCCAATATTCAACGCTCGATATTGGATTGTTGGCAATACATTGATTTTTGAACGCAAAGATTTTTTTTCAAACGCGGCCCAATGGATTGACGCCGAACAATTGTTGAATGATGGCAGAATCATTGACAACCAAATTTGTTTCAATTGGATTGATAAGGACCAAAAAGCGTTTGGGGTTTATCGTTATTCCGAAGACGCGATGGATATTTGTTCAAATGAAATTTCCGCAAGGTATGACGACGTTGTTGAATGGAATCCGCCGCCAATTTCACCCAGGCAAAAGGATTCATTGGAGTTGACATTGCAATCGTCGCGAACACGTTTTCGAAATGATGGAGCCGGTGCGGATGTATTGCAAGAAGCCGTTCAAAATAGTTTTTTATTTGGTATTACATCGGGCGGTTTTGTTAGTTCAACATGGGGAAACATCATAATGTCAAACCACACCGCGTCGAATTACAAATTCATTATTTGGAATTCCGGAAGCGGAAACGAAATGTCAAAGGCAAAAAACGGATATTCAACCTCTTTCACCGGCGGCGATGTTAATCGTCCGTTTTATTTCCCCGGTGTTGAAAATCCATTGTTGGTTGGTGTGACACCCGTTGCACCGGAATTTTTGTACAACTACCCAATGACATTCAATGAAAATAACGAAAACAATTTGTACACGTTGTTTCATTACATTGACAATCCAAGGGAACCGGGAACAAAATTGTTCAATTTCAATTTCACGTTTTCTTTTAGTTGTGGTGAATTTGATGGAATTGATTTTTCAAAATCAATTCGTTTGCGAGTTGGAAACAACATTAAATTTGGAGAAATCAAAGAATTGCAAATTGATTTCGTAAAACGGACCATCGCCGTTTCCGGAATCGTTTAAAAAATACGAAAATGTCGATACATCGAATAGATATTGTAAGTGGCATACAACCGGATGGCCCAACCAATTTTTTGGATTGTTGTCAAACATGCCAAACCGCGACCGTGACGTTTGAAAACGTTCACAATTCGAATTTGAACATCAATGGTTTTTTGACGGATTTGACCGGTTCGGGTTTGGCGTCCGTAACGGTCACGGCCATCAATGGCGGCGCCGTTTCATGGCCATTTTTTATTGCAGAGGGTGACACATTCACATTGGACATTGAAATTTGTTGGGACGGCGTCACGTCGCCATTGGGGACATGGGACGGTAAATTCAACACCGTCGAACATGGCGACGATTTGGAATGGACATTCAACATGGAATGTGTTGATTGGTCAACATTTTGGTCATTGCCTGGAGTTGTTTTTGATTTTACCGACACGCCGACCGGAAGTGTTGGCGCCCAAGCCATCACATTGAACAATCCGACAATCGGTGACGTTTCAATCAATTTGGATTTTTCGGGTTGTGGAACACCGGACCCAATTCAATCCGGAGGGCCAACCGTGATTCCGCCATCTTCATCCGGAACGGTTTTGGTCACATGGGCGCCAACGGATGTTTCGGATTTTGTTTCATGTGGACCGGAATGGTGCGGCATAAATTTTAACACAACGGGAAGCGCCGTTGAATCAATATGTGATTGTTTGTGTTGTGAAAATATACAAATCCAAACGGATAGCGGATATTTGAACACATACGACGGTTTTTGTGCGTCCGACATCAAATATGATAAGGCGTCATTTTTGGACAAAAAAACCGTTGTGTTTTCGCTCAAATATGCGTTTCCATTGGCGGCGCCGTGGAACATTCAGTTCAACCCGGCGTTGTTCACCGGGGCGTGTGTTAGTCCATTTGATGGCATTAACGCGGCTTTGCCGGTTGGATATTATATTCAATATTTTCCGTTAGCACATCCGGACTACGTCGCACAACCAATGACATTGTTGGGCGCCGGAACCGAAGTGAATAATTTAAGAAATTACAACGCGTTTTTCAGACCAACGGAACCATTGGACGGTCGATTCAATATTGAATTGACGTTTTACATGGTTGAAGATTTCGAACAATTTTTGACGAATATCACATTCAACAATTTTTCGAAATTAAAACAAAACACATTGTCGTCGTCCATCGACTACAATAATGTCACGCCGTCGGTTTACAATTCACAAAAGTTTTTGCAAGGGGCGTTTTTCATGCGCGACCCGAACCGAATTGTTGATGGCGATAGTTTCGCATGTAATGTGACAACATGTACGGCATTCACAGCACGATTTTACAATTTAGGAATTGGAAATAGTGCATCCGAATTCACAAACCCTGTTTTCACGTTGTCGCGAAATTCAGCGACCGTGACAAACCTTTCAAGCATTCAACCAACAAAGGTCAACTTTTCAATAAACGTTCCGGCCATTTATGGAACCGCGCGTCCGGATATTGTTTTCCATTTGTTTGATGAAACCGGATTCGACAATTCAGTTGATTTTTTAACGGCGACGGATTCATCACGGGCGTTGGTGAGTGCCTATTCGGGAACGGCCGTTTTGGACAACCATTTGGTTCGACCAGGTACAATCGGCGGAGGCGGACCAACATGGTCCGGTTCGTTGACCGTTGGAACAACCGTCAACCCGTCATCAACCTATCGAATGGCGGCCATTGTTTATGGTTCCGACGGTAACATGGTCAACACATTTTTGTCAAATTCATTTTCGGTGACGCGGATTCCGGACATGGATTGCGATTGCGAATTGGATTTCAGTTCGAATTTTACCCAATATTTTCAAAACAATTTCACCGAATGTTTTCGTCCGGTTGGAAAGGAACGAATTGGACACCGAATGATTGTTGGCGGCGGAGAATTTGAAAATTGTTTGAACGATTTCGGTTTTGAATTCAATGATTGGCATGACCGTTTGTTGTTGGTGACTTTAAATATTTACAAACGCCGTCAAAATTTTCCATCAATTGGAAAAACAACATTTTTTCAATTTGAACAACACCAAGCCGTCGCGACAAATGCTTTGCCTGGAGGGTTTACGCAACCCAACAATTTGGTTGTGACTAAAATTGGAACCAATTTGGAATGTGTTATTTGGGACCGACGGGTTCGTTGGGAAAATAGCATTTTCAACACGGGTTCGGTTTCAACCGCCAACACGAACACATACATGAACCGAACACCGGCCGGACCATTGGGCGGTTTTTATGCGTCAACGGTTGGAATGACCAATTCATGGATTGACACCGATGTGTTTTTTGAATACACATTCACGTTCAATTTTTCATTTGATGTTGGCGCCCCGTTGTTTTGGAATATTGTCAAGGCGTTCAAAGTTAATGCCATTGGTTTTGAACCATTCAATTCGGGTTTTGAAGAACGATTGACAAACGTATCATTTGAAGGCCAGGACATTGAAACGGGTTTGTGGTTCCCAATTGACCCGCCATATTGTTTTTCAAATTACACCGCCATTCGTTTGACATACCAGGCGGACCGCGAAGGAAATTTCATTTTCTTCATTGAACCGGAGCCATTCGGAATTTCAGTAATTCAAGAAAATGACGAAATCGCGTCACCAACCGCCCACACCGAATTGTCGATTCCATTGGTGTTGTCGCAAGACACCGTATTTGACCCGGTTACGTTTACGGCCCAAGTTGTTTTGAACGGCGCCGCGTTTGAAAATAAACGTTATTTATTTTGCGGATACATTAGCAGTCCCGAAGCGCCGGCCGTTTGTGAATACTTTGTGAATCACAATAAAATTTCCGGTTCGTCATTGATTGCGTTCAACAACAACCCAAGTGTCCCGGACATCGTCGGAACATTTAACAACGTGACAAGTGGCCGAACCTTGGTTGTTCGAACATCGAATGGAGAAACAACCTATCCGATTCCGGGAACAACCTATGTTTTCGAATATTCATTCAGCGTCCCAACAACACGTCCAATGGATTTCAGATTTGGAGCGTTGGCGCCATCCGGGCCAATATCGTTGACATTGCCAATCGGTTCAACATCCGGTTCATTCAGTTTTGTTTGGGGCGTTGATACATCCGGATTTTGGAACATGATAACGGGCGCCGGAACGGACATGACCGGAACGTTTGTGTTTAAATTAGGGAACCAATTATGTCCATAAATTAAGTAACTTTGAAACATGGAATTGTTCAATTCATATCAATTGGCGAATGGTCAAATCTTTTGCGACCAAACGACGCCGTGTGAATATCCGGACCCGAATTCGCGTGTGTTGTGTACTGAAGTCCGAAATTCATGTGGCAAAGATTGTTCGCCATTAATCGCCACCAATGGATTGGTGTTGTGTGATTGCAATGATTCATGGAATTGCAAATTGTGTTTGAATGACGTCCCATTTTGGATTCCGATTGAACCAGGTGACACCATTGATTTTCAATTTCAACAACCCGGTGATTTTGAACAAAGGGGTTGTGATTTTGGTTGGTTGCCAACCGATTTGTTGACGCCTGGAGTTACAACCTTTGCGACCTTTGAAATTCGCGCGTGTTGTGATGACACCCCGTTGGAAATCACCGAAGAAATGTTTCCAATCATTGCGCCGGAACATTATGTTGGCGATTCATTAACGACGGATTATTTGGGCAATGAAATTGCCAATCCAATCCAAATGATTCGATTCAATTTGTCGGCCATCCAAACGTATATGTTGGGCGCCGGATTGGAACCATGTTTTTATTTCCTGTTTACGTTTTCCACAACAAACGATTGTTTGCCGGATGCAACGTCAACAATTGAATTTTGTTCGGAGCCATTCAAAACGTCACCATGCGCGCCAAATCAACCAACGGTTGTCATTGAATCAATTTATCCGCGAACGGATTGTTTTGGATTCTTTTATGGTGACACATTTAGTTCGGGTTCGGGTTCGCCGTTCCAATATTCAAATAAAATTAGGGTTCCCGGTTATTTTGAACGAACCAATTTCACAATCACAAAAGAAACGATTTCGACCACATTGAAAACAACCGCCGCGCAATATTGCGAATCCTGGTTGTTGCGGACAATGAATTTGCCGGAACCGTTCGTTCGATTGTTGGTCAATATTTTCACGGGCCGCGATGTATATGTCAACGGAACCGAATATCAAATTCAAGGTGAAGTGACTAAGAACAACGAAATTGGTTCACAATGGTTTTTGGAAACCACATTCGAACGATGTGAATGTGACAAATCTCTAACATGCGAATGATGACAATTGAAAACATATCAACCGCGTTGGCAAATGACCAATATCACCCGAAGAATTGGGAACATTGGAACCAGGTTCGGAACACCATGTTCATTCACACGCGCGGAAAAAACCCCGGAGAAATATTGACGGCCCGTCGTCCCAATGAAGACCCGGACGTCCAAAAATATCGTTTGGCCATTTACGAGCCAATCACAAAAGGTTCGATGAACCGAGCCATTGATAAATTGTTCCGAATCTTTCAGAATGCCAATTTTTCAATTTCCGTTTCGGATGAATTGAACACATATTTGAGTGAACACAAATTGGATGGCCAATATTTTTATTCATACATCCAAAAGTTTGTTGTTCGCCGAATGATTGAAGACCCAAACGGTTGGTTGGTTTGGATTCCGGTTGGCGAAGGGTTGACCAATCCGGCCGTCAAAGTAGACGTCGAACCATTGTTGTTGATGTCCGACCAAATCAAAGTTTTGGAACCAGGACTTTTGACATGGAGAGCCAATGAAGAATTTTCGGACGTCATGGTCAATGGCAAATTGCAAAAGACCGGCGCCGTATATTACACGTTGACGGATTCGGCGTTTTACAAACACACTCAATTTGGCCAATCCATTGACAAAAAATTTGACACCGTCATCATTTATGAACACAACATCGGAATGATTCCGGGTGTGATTTTGGGCGGCGATTTGACGGATGAAAATTTCTTTGATTCGTATTTTTCCGCGTTCGTTCCATTTGCCAACGAGGCAATCCGCCAATATTCGGATTGGACGGCAGTCATGACCACATCCGCGTTCCCGTATCGCGAAGAAATTGCGGAAACATGTAACGCGAAAGGATGTCGCGATGGAGTTGTGTACAATCACGAATCCGAAGAACACGAAACATGTGGAATGTGCAAAGGAACCGGACGTGTGATTTCACGTTCGCCATTCGGCGTGTTTTTGCGCGAAAAATCAAATCCGGCGTTGGGTGTTGATGGCGACGTCAACGGGCCAATGATTCGTTTCATTTCGCCGGATGTTTCAATCATTGAATATTCGGGCCAGGCATGGCAAACCCTACTCAAAAAGGCCGAAGAATCATTACATTTGAATGTAATTGACGAAAGTCAATCCGGAGTGGCCAAAATGATTGACCGCGAAGATTCATTCAGTCAATTGACCAAAATATCCAACAACATATTTGATGAAATCATTTTCAAATCGTTGTTGTTCATTGAAAAATATCGGAACGTCACCGAACCGATGAATCCGGTCATCGTCAAACCGATTTCATTCAGCATGAAGACCGAAGACGATTTGATTGATGAATTGAACAAGTTGACGGACAAAAACGCGCCAATTGCGTTTTTGGTTGAATCGACCAAAGATTTGGCCCGGAAGCGTTTTTCCGGAAACAAATCCATTTCGCGAATGGTCGAAGTGTTGGTCAGTTACGACCCCATTTATCATTTGAACACAAAAGACAAACAAATGTTGTTGGCCGCCGGTTCCATCAAACGTGACGATTTGATTCGTTCGTTGTTTGCCTACAAAACATTGACGTCCATCACGGCCGAATTTGGAACGGAATTTTTGGAAAAACCATTGGGCGAAATATTCGCAGAATTGGACAAACGAATCCAACCAATCATTGATTCATATTTGACGACCCAATTGATTCAAACAACGTAAACCAACCACATGGAATTCGATGACAACGTCATTGCCATAATTCGAAAACAGGACCGGACCGTTTCGGCGGCCAATCAATCGTTTTTCGATTCATTGCCGGCCACCGAACAACGAGTGTTCGCGGCGTTGTCCAAACACGTTCAAAAGTTTTCAAGCGATGGCGAACGATTTGTTTTTGATGACGG